TGAGTCTGCTCTGGCTGGTAAGCAGGCTACCGGTGACTACGCTCTGAACTCCACCGTCAACGATGTCTCTGAGCGTGTTGCTGCTATTGAGGGCGATTACCTGAAGGCCGCCGACAAGACTGAGGTTGCCAACGCTGCCGCCGCTGCTAAGTCTGCTGCCGACGCTGCTCAGGGCGATGTCGACGCTATTAAGGCCGACTATCTGAAGGCTGCCGATAAGACTGAGCTGGAAGGCAAGATCACTTCTGCTCAGACTGCTGCCGATGACGCTCAGACCGATGTCGATGCTCTGGCTGCTATTGTTGGTGATGTCACCGAGGGCAAGACCGTTGTCCAGATGATTGCCGACGCTCAGTCTGCTGCTACCTACGACGACAGTGAGGTTCGCGATCTGATCTCTGACAATGCTGACGGTATTTCCGGTCTCGAGGGTCAGGTCAACACCCTGATCGGTTCCGATACTGGCAAGTCTGTCCGTGCCATTGCCAATGAGGAACTGGCTGCTCAGCTGATTCCTGCCGATGCCGCTGAGTCTCTGAACACTCTGCAGGAGATTGCTGACTGGATCCAGGATCATCCCGGCGATGCTTCCGCAATGAACACCGCTATCGCCGCTCTGCAGAATCAGCTGAAGGGCATTGATGCTGGCGAGGGTACCGTCAAGAAGTATGTTGACGATGCTATCACCGCTCTGAACGTTGGTCAGTATGCTCTGGCTGCCGATCTGACTGCTCTGGCCGGTCGTGTGACTACTCTGGAAGGCGAAATGGATACCGTTCAGGGCGCCATCGAGACCGCTCAGGGTGATATCGCCGACAATGCTAAGGCTATCGACGATCTGGATAAGTCTCTGGCTGCTATCGCTAAGACTGGTAATGTGAACGATCTGGTTCAGACCACTGGCGATGTTCTGGTCTTTGACTGCGGCACTTCCGCTATCTAATCATTAAATAACCGGGGAGGTGGGAGCTAATCTTGCCTCCCCTTATTTGAATTCAACTTTGAGAGGGGTGTTGCCTATGTGGCTTAAGCCTATCCCTATCGAAATAAAAAAGAAATGTCTTGAAATGCGCGCGTCTGGATTTAGCGCTAGGCAGATTTATAGCGAGTATTATAAGAAACTCGATATTAATATCTGTACATTTGAGACGTTCGAACGTCAACTCAGACGATGGGCCAAAGAGACCTATCCAGACAATACCACTCTGAACGCTGGAACATATCAGGGCTTCATAGCTCACGACGCAACTGTACAGGTCTCTAGTAATGGCGATATCGTCCAAGCCTGGATTAAGCAGAAAGCAACTAATATAGACGTTGAGGAGTTTCTGGAAGCAATCAAGGGTAGCGTGGAGAAATACGAGTATAAACCCGTTAATCACGATAGCGCTTTCGACATGCTAGAGATTCCTCTGTTTGATATGCACTGGGGCGTGTCGTTTCTAGATTACTATAAGCCGGTATTAAACTCTATTCTTGATCTGATCCGTAGTCACAAATGGAAACAGATCGTTATTCCGTTTGGACAGGATTTCTTCCATAACGACAACATTACCAAAGGCGAGACCACACGCGGTACCGCCATTGAAAAGGTCGATATGCAACGAGCTGTAAAAGAGGGTAAAACATTCATATTTACACTTATCGATACTGCCATTGAATTCGCAGACGAGGTACGAGTGCTCTATACGGCTGGAAATCACGATCGCAGTATTTCCTGGATGTTTGTACAGGTTCTTCTGGAACGATACGGTTCTGAACTGGTCGATGACTCGCTCGCATATCGTAAGATCATCACTTATGGTAAGAATGCAGTTATGCTTACGCATGGCGATTCGAAACAGGCTACTCCTGCGAACCTGGCGCAGATCTTTCCGGTTAGCTTCCCTGAGGAATTTGCTAAGGCGACTGTACGCGAAGTGCATTCCGGACACCTGCATCATGAATCGGAAACTGATATTCATGGAGTAATGGTCAGACGACTTTCCTCTGGAACCAAGACTGACGAATGGTCAGACAAAGAGGATTTCGTTGGAACGCATAAACGGTTTATGGTTTTCGAATGGAGTCCCGATAAACTCAAGTCTATACATTACATCTGAGGAGAGGAGGAAAATTCAAAATGGAGAAAAATGAACTGATGAACATGTCCGTCGACGAACTGATGGCCGCTCTGATTCACTCCGAAGTGGATGACGAGCCTACCGAAGATGAGCTCCAGCACTGGGGTATCCCCGGAATGAGATGGGGCGTTAGACGTTACCAGAATAAGGACGGTTCTTTAACCAAGGCTGGCAAGAAGCGTTATGGTACCAGGACTAACTTTGAGCGAGTCCAGGCTGCTAAGAAAGCTGCTGAGAAGTATAACTCTAAGGAAGCGAAAGCCAAGCGAAAAGCCGACGCTCGAGCTGAAGCAGAGATTGCGAAGTATCGTAAGAAGATTGGCGAAAAGGATAAGAAGGATGACGAGAATGATGAATCCTCCGATTCCAAGCCTAAAACTACATCCGGCAATGATGCTGCTGATACTAAGCCTAAGAAAAATGTCTTAAGCGAGCTATCCGACGATGATCTCAGAGTCATTGTCAATAGACTCAACATGGAAAAACAGTATCGTCAGTACATGGCTGAACTACATCCTCAGACCAAGTCTGTTGGTAAGAAATTTGTTGAGAAAGCTTTCAATGACGTTCTCGTTCCTGCTGCCACACAGAGTAGTAGACAGGTTTTGCAAGATCAGCTCACTACGATGGGTAAGAATCTGCTCAACAACGCCCTGAACGATAAGGGCAGTAAGTCTAATACCAACAATAATACCAATAACGGCAATAACAACAATAACAAGAAATAAAGGATGAACAACTATGGCGCTTTCTAACACCGCAACACCAAAGTATTACGGTGCCTTTAGAGACGCCGTAATCCGAGGAGAAATCCCAGTATGTAGAGAAATTTCTCTCGAAATGAACCGAATCGATGATCTCATCGCAAACCCCGGTATTTGGTACGACGACAAGGCTATTGATGGCTTTATCGAGTATTGTGAGAATGAACTTACGCTTACCGATGGTGAGGATTTGAAGCTGCTCGACTCGTTTAAATTATGGGCCGAGCAGATTTTCGGTTGGTACTATTTCGTAGAGCAAAGTGTATACGTACCATCTAAGGATGGTCATGGCGGTCGCTATGTTAAGAGAACAATTAAAAAGCGACTGGTCAATAAGCAGTACTTAATCGTTGCTCGAGGTGCTGCTAAATCGATGTACAGCTCCTGTATCCAGAGCTTCTTCTTGAATGTAGATACGACTACCACGCATCAGATTACCACTGCTCCGACTATGAAACTGGCAGAAGAGGTGCTATCTCCGATTCGTACCTCTATTACCAGAGCAAGGGGGCCCTTATTCAAGTTCCTCACTGAAGGATCGTTACAGAACACTACTGGTTCTAAAGCAAATCGAATGAAGCTAGCTTCTACTAAGAAGGGTATTGAGAACTTCTTAACGGGCTCTCTACTTGAGATTCGTCCGATGAGTATCGATAAGCTTCAGGGTCTTCGCTGCAAGATTGCCACTATTGACGAATGGCTTTCTGGCGACGTTAGAGAGGACGTTATCGGTGCCATCGAACAGGGTGCCTCTAAGAATGACGATTATCTCATCGTTGCAACTAGCTCGGAAGGTACTGTGCGAAATGGTAGTGGTGATACAATCAAAATGGAGTTGATGGACATTCTAAAAGGAGAATACGTCAACCCTCATGTATCTATCTGGTATTACAAACTTGACTCTATCGATGAAGTTTCCGATCCTGAAATGTGGCCAAAGGCAAATCCGAACCTGGGAAAGACCGTCAAATACGAAGTTTATCAGCTTGACGTTGAGCGAGCCGAGAAAGCTCCTGCTACTCGAAATGATATTCTTGCAAAGCGTTTTGGTATTCCTATGGAGGGTTATACGTACTTCTTCACTTATGAAGAAACGTTGCCTCATCGCAGACGAGATTTCTGGGAACTGCCTTGTTCGATGGGCGGAGACCTTTCGCAGGGCGACGACTTCTGTTCGTTTACCTTCATGTTCCCGCTGCCGAATGGCTGCTTTGGTATAAAGACCAGAAACTACATAACTGAGATGACCTTAATGAAATTACCTTCCGCTATGCGAATCAAGTATGATCAGTTCGTAAGAGAAGGTAGTTTGATAGTCATGCCCGGAACTGTTCTGGACATGATGGATGTATACGAGGATCTGGACAATCATATTGCTAATAGTAGATATGACGTTCGGTCTTTCGGTTACGACCCCTATAATGCTAGAGAATTTGTTGAGCGATGGGAGCGAGAAAACGGTCCGTTTGGTATTGAGAAAGTTATTCAGGGCGCAAGGACTGAGTCTGTTCCTCTGGGCGAACTTAAGAAGCTTGCTGAAGAGCGTATGCTTCTGTTTGATGAAGAACTGATGACCTTTGCTATGGGTAATGCTATTGCTATGGAAGATACCAATGGTAACCGCAAGCTTCTGAAGAAGCGTTATGAGGCCAAGATCGACCCCGTCGCTTCGATGCTCGACGCTTTCGTAGCTTACAAGCTTAATAGAGAAGCTTTTGAATAAAATGGTTAAAATGAGGAGGTGAGACCGTCGTATGGAGAGTCATAATAAAAACATTTATGCAGCTTATAAAGCTTCTACCGCGCGTTTTGACCCCGACGAACTTCGGCATTGGAAGTATATTAAGCGAGAAAAAGTCAACGGCAAATGGAAGTATTGGTATGACGACAGCTCTAATAAGTTGTCCACATTACAAAAGAAGAAAAGCACGTTGCAGACCGCGTACGATAAAAATTTCGAGAAATTTTATAGCAATCGCAAAGCTGAAGATCTTAAGTCGGCTAAAAGTGAAACCGATCCCAAATATCGCGAGTGGAAAGTCAATAACGTTAATCGCTGGTATTCGAGTTCGAATACCAAAAAGCACACGAAAAATGCTTATGGGATGACTAGCGGCGAAGGATACAACGAACGGCGTGAGATTGACGCTGTCTCTCGGAGTATAGATTCCCATAGTAAGACCGTATCGGGAACCGTTGATAGGTTCATGCAGAAAAATGGTGCTAAAGCCGCGAACGTTCTCAATAAGATTTCCAACGCTGTCGATAATGCAAAGTCTAAATTAGGCGTTGATAAGGTCAAGGATAAGCTCGGGTACGACGAATTCGAAGACTATGAAACTGCAAAGTCAGACGTTGATGCTGCTAAAAGAGATATACAAAAAGCTGAATACCTGATTGCAAAAAACAAAAAAGCATATGATGCCGCAGTCGCAGAGTATGATGAATATCAGAAGGAACTATCGGATGCGAGATACGAAAAAAGAAAACTGGACTTAATGTATATGCGTTCCGGTACAGCTACTAACGATACGCGCGATCGGATCAGTAAAGAAAGAGCGAGTATCAATAAGAAAATAGAGGATCTCGAAAAGAAGGATGAGGAACTCTGGGCGAAACTAAAAGACGCTGAAATCGAATATTCAGGTTCTCGAATAGATCTGATTATTAAACGAAACAGTTCTGCCCCGGTTTCTGAGTTGATGAAGCGAGAGAAACAAGCGAAAGCCGCATATGAAAAAACGGCGCATTATAAAGTTTCTAATGCTAAAGAAAAAGTTTCTAATACCGTCGACAAGGGCAAAGAAGCCTCTGCGAATGTTCTCGAACGTTTAGCCAAGAGACTTCGAAACTAAACGAGTCGAAACTTCAAAATGTTTCAGCTGATAGAATCCAGTATAGAAAAATAATAAGTATTGGAGGTGTTATGAATGCGCAATGATGAGTTAATGCATTGGAAGTATATTAAGCGAGAAAAAGTCAACGGCAAATGGAAGTATACGTACACAGACGATAAACTTAACCGGGCTAAAGAGACTTTCGCTAAGACTTCCAAAGAACATGATAGTGCTGCGGACGCATCGAAAAAAGCAAAGAGCGCTTATGAGTCCGCTCGTGAAAAGGCTGATGCTAAGAATGTAGTCGCCAGAGGCAGACGGCTTGTCGACTCCAAACTTATCGGTCTTCGTGCTACATCAGAAGCAGCGGCTAAGCGTGAGGTCGATGCCACCATAGCTAATACTAAAGCCGCCAACGAATATGTCAATGCTAAGGAAAAGTACGACAAATCTGTTGGATTAAAAGTAGCCGACAAGCTTAATGATATTTCTGATAAGCGTGCAGAGAATAAGGCCGAGCGGGAACGGAAAGCAGAAAATCGAGAGGCTGCTAGAGATTTGAAAAAGCAGGCTCGCGAGACGGAACGTGCACAGAAACAGGCTGAGCGTGCTAAGGAAAACGAAAACGAGCAGATTATTAAAGATCTTGAGCAGCAGCTTAAAGATACTAAAAAGGCACAGAAACAGGCTGAAAAAGAACAAAAAGCCGCAAATAGGCAAGCCGTTAAGGATCTTGAAAAGCAGGCTCGCGAGAAGCAACGAGAAAATCGTAAGAATAAGGACGGTTATACTACCATTCAGGATATTCTCGGTTATGACGAGCGCGATGCGTTGAATAAGGCCGAAGCTGGCAAGAAAGCGAGTGCCGCATACGACGAGTTTAAGAATACCCCGCTTGGTATTATTTATCGAGCTGAGTCCACGATCGATGACGGTCGTTATGCCGTCGGTAAGATCCTCGAAAAGTGGGCTGAAAAGCTTAAGACTCCAAAAGCTAGTACGTATAAATAACTACTGAGGGAGGAACTTCAAAATGGGATTTATTCAACAGCTCCAACACGGTTGGAACGCATTTAGGAATCGGGACCCCACTCCTAATTACCAGAATGTCGGAATGAGCTATAGTTATCGTCCGGATAGACCTCGTTTCACAAGAGGTAACGAGCGTTCTATTATTACCTCGGTATTTAACAGAATTGCTTTGGACGCAGCGGCCATCGACATCAAGCATTGTAGACTTGACGAGAATAATCGATTTGTATCGGTTGTTAATTCTGGCTTGAATAATTGCTTGTCGCTTGAGGCTAATGCCGATCAGACTGCTCGAGCGTTCATCCAGGATATCGTCATGTCGATGCTCGATGAGGGCGCCGTGGCTATTGTTCCGGTGGATACCAGCCTTGACCCGAAAGTTACCAATTCGTATGACATTTTAACCATGCGAACCGGTAAAATTTTACAGTGGTATCCGGCTCATGTAAGACTTCAAGTTTATAACGAAAGAACCGGTAATAAAGAGGAAATCACGGTTCCGAAAAGTACCGTGGCTATTGTCGAAAACCCTCTTTACGCGGTTATCAATGAACCGAGCTCTACGATGCAGAGACTTGCCAGAAAATTGGCTCTATTGGATAGCATCGACGAGCAGAATGGTTCCGGTAAGTTGGATTTGATTATCCAGCTTCCTTATATTATTAAGACCGAAGCGCGTCGTCAGCAGGCCGAACTTAGACGAAAAGACATCGAGACTCAGTTGTCTGGCTCTAAGTACGGTATTGCCTATACCGATGGTACTGAGCGTATCACTCAGCTAAATAGACCTGTCGAGAATAATCTGATGAGTCAGATCGAATACTTGACCAACATGCTCTATAGTCAGCTTGGTATGACTCAGGACATTCTTAATGGTACTGCCAATGAGCAGACTATGCTCAACTATTATAGCAGAACTATTGAGCCGATTATCTCTGCCATTGCTGACGAGATGAAACGTAAGTTTCTTACTAAGACCGCACGGTCTCAAATGCAGTCTATCGCATACTTTAGAGATCCGTTTAAGCTTGTTCCTGTTAACAGCATTGCTGAAATTGCGGATAAGTTTACACGTAACGAGATCCTTACCTCGAACGAGATTCGTCAGATTATCGGCATGAAGCCGCACTCTGATCCTAAGGCCGACCAGCTGATTAACAGCAACATTGCTCAGCCTAATAACGGACAGACTCCTGCTGCTAAACCTGCTGAATCTACCGAGGGAGAAGCGACTGAAACTACAAAATCTCCTAACTTATTCGATATGCCAATCGATGAGCTTATGGGGTCTTAATAAAAATCTTTAAGAAGGAGGATGGAATTCAAAATGGAGTATGATTTTAGTGGATGGGCCACGGTGACTAATGTGAAATGTTCTGATGGTCGAGTTATTAAACCTGGCGCATTTAAACATTGCGATGGCGCTACTGTCCCGCTGGTCTGGAATCACCAGCATAATACCCCTGAGAATGTGCTAGGTAAAGCTCTGCTTCATAATATGGATCAGGGTGTATATGCCTACTGCACGTTCAACGAATCCGAATCTGGACAGACTGCTAAGCAGCTTGTCGAACACGGAGACGTGAAAGCGCTCTCTATCTATGCGAACCAGTTGAAGCAGAACGGCTGTGAAGTTATGCATGGCTCGATCCGTGAAGTAAGCCTGGTTCTTGCTGGTGCGAATCCCAGTGCATTTATCGATTCGATTATTAAACATGATGATGGTTCCGACGAGGAAGCGATTATCTACAGTGGTGAAGATATAGTACTCACCCATGCAGATGAATCCGAGTCCGAGGTCGAAACTGATAGCGAACCCGAAAGCGAAACTGAAAACGAAACTGAACCCGAAAACGAAATCCTTGACGAGGAGGAAAAGGAACCTATGGCAGAAGAAATCAAGAACCCCGAAGAGCAGGTCGAGGAGATCGAACACTCTGATAAGTCTGAAAAGACCGTCAAGGACGTTTTCGATACCCTCAACGAAGAGCAGAAGACCGTTGTCTATGCTCTGATCGGCCAGGCCCTGGAAGAAGCTGGCGCTGGCGAAAAAGAAGAAGCTAAACATTCCGATAATATTGAAGGAGGAAATGATACTATGAAGCACAATATCTTTGACAACGACGAGCAGGTTCAGACTGGTGTTCTGAGCCATGCTGACCAGATGGAAATCATCAACCTGGCTAAGCAGCCTTCTGTTGGTAGCCTGAAGATGGCTATGCAGATTTTTGCCGACAATCATTCTGAGACTCTGGCTCACGGTATTGACGACATCCAGCTGCTGTTCCCCGACTTTAAGGATGTGTATCCCGGCGCTCCCGAGCTGATGGAGCGCGATCATAGCTGGGTCGGCCAGGTCATGAGCAAGGCTCACAAGTCTCCCGTGTCTCGCGTTCGTACCCGTCATGCTGACGCTCGCGCTGCTGAGCTGCGTGCTAAGGGTTATAACAACCGCGAGTCTGAGAAGGCCCTGTCTGGCAACATCAAGCTGCTGATGCGTACTACCGAGCCTCAGACTGTTTACTATCGTGACAACGTGCATCGTGACGACGTGATCGATATCACTGACTTCGACGTCATCGCTTATCAGAAGGTCGTTATGAAGCACGGTCTGGAAGAGGAAGTCGCTCTGGCCGCTCTGGTTGGTGACGGTCGTGCTGTCGATCATCCCGACAAGATCAGCGAGACTTCTATCCGTCCTATCTGGACCGATAGTGACCTGTATACCATCAAGACCCCTGTTGATATCGAAGCCGCTCGCGCTGAGCTGCAGGGTACCAACACCTCTGCTAACTTCGGTGAGAACTACATCTATGCCGAGGCCATTGTCAACGCCTCTCTGTATTCTCGCGAGAAGTATAAGGGCAAGGGTCTGCCTGACTTCTACTGCACTCCTCACCTGCTGAACGTGATGCTGCTGGCTCGCGATCTGAACGGCCGTCGTATCTACGACACCGCTGCTGATCTGGCCAGAGTTCTGAACGTTGGTGCTATCCATACTGTTGAGCAGATGGAAGGCCTGACTCGTACCGATGACGAGGATAACGAGTTCAAGCTGCTGGGCATCTTCGTCAACATGGCTAACTATACCTTCGGTTCTACCAAGGGCGGCGAGATCACCAACTTCGAGGACTTCGATCTGGACTTCAACACTTACAAGTACCTGGTTGAGACTCGTCTGTCTGGCGCTCTGACTCGTCCCTACTCTGCTATCGTTCTGGAAGAGCCCCTGTCTGTTGTCGCTGGCTAATCTAGAAACGACAATTCAAAATGGAGTGATAATTAATGGCTAAATGGTATGGTAAGGTCGGCTTTGCTGAAACGGTAGAAACTGCGCCTGGCGTATGGGAAGAGCAGATTACTGAGCGTTACTACTATGGTGACCTGAATCGGAATACTCGTCGGCTTCAGTCTGCCGATCAACTTAATGACAATATTGTTATTAATAATGAGATCAGTATTGTAGTCGACCCCTATGCCAGTGAGCATTTTTACTCCATTCGTTATGCCGAGTTCTCGGGAGTGCAATGGAAAGTTACTAACGTTGAAGTTGCATTCCCTAGACTAATTCTGACGTTAGGAGGTGGAGTGTGGAATGGCCAGCAGGCTTAAACTGCAAACTGAGCTGGAAGAATTGCTCGGAACTAGAAATGTCTACTTCTCCCCTCCGGCGTCAGTTAAAATGCAATATCCGGCAATTGTGTATTCTCGCAGTAACATCGATAATGCACATGCTGATAACTCTGTTTATAAGCAAGAATATGCTTATGAAATAACTGTGATTGATAGAAATCCAGATAGTGAAATCGTCAAGAAAGTATCGCGTCTTCCTAGATGCCGATTCAATCGACATTATCCCTCGGATAACCTCAATCACGACGTGTTCACTATCTACTATTAAAAGGAGGACTAACATATGGCTAAAATTGTTTGGGACAATACCGGTGAGCGCCTGTACGAAACTGGCGTAAGAAATGGTGTCCTGTATCCCTACACCGAAGGTGCCTACAACAAGGGTGTGGCTTGGAATGGTCTGACCGCCGTTACTGAGAGCCCCTCTGGTGCCGAAGCAACTGCTCTGTACGCTGACGATATCAAGTATCTGAACCTGATGTCTGCCGAGGAATTCGGCGCTACCATCGAGGCTTATACTTACCCCGATGAATTCGCCCTGTGCGATGGTTCCGCTGCTCTGGCTACCGGTGTCATGATCGGTCAGCAGTCTCGTAAGACTTTCGGTCTGTGCTATCGTACTACTCTGGGTAACGATACCGAGGGTAATGACTATGGCTACAAGCTGCATTTCATCTATGGCGCCATGGCTTCTCCCTCTGAGAAGGCTTATGCTACCATCAATGACAGCCCCGAGGCTATCACTTTCTCTTGGGAGCTGACCACTACTCCCGTTAACGTGACTGGCTACAAGCCCACCGCTTCTCTGACTATTGATTCTACCAAGGTCAATAAGGAAAAGCTGGCTGCTCTGGAAGTCATTCTGTACGGTGGCGATGATTCTGAAGCTCGCCTGCCTCTGCCCGATGAAATCGCTACTCTGATGAGCGATAGCGCCGCTGGCTAATTAACAACTAATCTTTTGGGGTCGTATTCAGGATAAGCTGGCGACCCCTTTTCTAATTCAAACATTTATATTTTGGAAGGAGCAAAATTATTATGCTGAAGAAGACTATCACTTATGTTGACTATAACGGTGAAGAGCGTAAGGAAGACTTTTACTTCAACCTGACCAAGGCTGAGGTTATGGAAATGGAACTGAGCACTACTGGCGGTCTGGCCGAGATGATTCAGAGAATTGTCGCCGCTAAGGACGCCCCCGCTATCATCAAGATCTTTAAGGATCTGGTGCTGAAGGCTTACGGCGAGAAGAGCCCCGATGGTAAGTGCTTCATGAAGGTTGATGCTAATGGCACCCCTCTGTACGTCGCTTTCTCTCAGACTGAGGCTTATTCCCAGCTGTTTATGGAGCTGGCCACCGATGCTGACGCTGCCGCTGCATTCGTCAATGGCATCATTCCCGCAGATATGGCCAAGCAGATTGCCGCTCAGGGTGGAGCCGTTTCCATCGTTAAGTAAGAAACTACTGGAGGGATGAGAGATGCTCACGATTACAATACCCGCTGTCGAGCAATGGGATGAGCGAAAGCAGGAATTTGTTGAGACGAAAGAGCAGACGCTGCAGCTTGAGCATTCTCTCGTCTCTCTTTCAAAATGGGAATCAAAATGGTGTAAGGCGTTTCTATCTACAAAGACTATGACCTCTGAAGAAACAATAG